CGCCGCATTCGTGATTACAATCACGGGCGTGAACACCAATACTCAGTCTGACATCTGATGACTCCTAGCTTCAGGTGCCAACTAGGTGCAGGGGGACTTCCCCTACAACCTCCTGTATCAGACTGAGTATTCTCTTTCGTAAGGATGACCATTATGCCTATCGTCACACAGAATCGTGTTGCAGATCACAAGTTCCCCTATTCGTATCGTTACTCGAATGGGGGCGCTGTGATTCCGCAGACGTTCTATGGCGGTAAGTATACTGTTGGAACAGATGCTGATCATACTCAGACCACTACTTCTTTTCGAGGAAGTGAAGAGGCTGATTATGAGCAGATGTCTGGCGTTGATATAATCAAGAATCTTAGGACCGAATATTATCGTTCTTACGATAATGGTCATGAGTTCTCGAGTGTTCGACGCTTCCAGGAACACGCGCATACGTCTCGTACGTTGCGTGGGGGAAGACAAGGTTATTCGGGTAGTCCTTTCGAGGATTACACGGGTCCGATCTGGACCGACCTTTTTACGTCTTCACGTCCTGGTACCAATGCTGCTACCCAAGGCGTCCTTGACGCCTACGGTCGCAAGTTTATTGGGCAGACTGCTCCAACTTCTCCGGAGGCTGGCCTTGCCACCTTTCTCGGTGAACTTAGGGAAGGACTTCCTAGGATCATCGGCCACTCCGCCATTGCAAGACATCAGACTATGCCCCAAAAGGGTTCGTCTGAATACTTGAATTGGCAGTTCGGGCTCAAGCCGTTTGCTAACGACTTGACGAAGATGGCACTGGCGGTTTCAGAGTTTCACCGTAAGGTGAATCTTTTCCGTCAGTCTAGTGACTTAATTGTTCACAAGAAGGCTCATTTGAACGAGACAAGTAGTTCACGTCTTGTTTCAAATGATTCTGGTGTTTTGAATTTGGCTATCGCCCCCAATAACAATGAGGGCGAAGTCTTCTTCTTTAACACTTCAGCTCAACCTCCGCCGGTGGTTACGTTGTATGAAACTATTCTACAACGTACTTGGTTCTCAGGCGCGTTTTCCTACCATCTTGCTGAGGCACATTCGTTCCTCGGCAAGATGGAAAGATACGACCAATTAGCTAATCAGCTACTTGGGACCCGGATTACTCCGGAAGTCGTCTGGGAACTAACACCGTGGTCATGGCTAGTCGACTGGGTCTTTGATGCGGGACAGTTCTTTAAGAACTTAACGCTTCTCTCCAGCGATAGCCTGGTGCTGCGATTTGGTTACGTAATGTGTGAAACCCACACAACATGGACCAAATCTATCGGACCTCTGCAGCCCCGTACCGGGGTTACTGGGTGTCCGTCGACTGTTGCCTCTTCTTGGAAAGTTATTTCTAAGCAGAGGCGTCGAGCATCACCTTACGGGTTTGGCCTTAATCCTGCCACTTTCAGTGGTCGGCAATGGGCCATCCTAGGGGCTCTTGGTATGACTAAGAGTCCTGTCTCGCTCCGCTCTGGATTATGATCTAGTCCAGACGAGCTGTACGAATGGCTTCACAACAGTGGAGCCTCACATCACTGTAAGGACACTGCTATGTCGTTCGCCGATCCACAATCTGTCACAGTCAACAGCATTGCCGTCTCTCTTCCGAGGACGTCTGCTGGGGCGGGCACATCGACCTATTCATCGGCCGATGGGCTTTACCAGATGACCGTCTCTCACGCTTATGGAAAGCGTGCGCGACGGACCATCCGACTGACCCAGAGCAAGATCTCCGCTGATCCCATTGTTCCGGCTCAGAACCTTCGTTCGTCCATGAGTGTTTACATGGTCGTCGATGTTCCGAATACCGGATACACGGTAGCAGAGGAGAAGTACGTCGTGGATGCGCTGGTTGCGTACCTCACGGCTAGCTCGGGTGCACAGGTCACCAAGATTCTTGGTGGGGAGAACTGACAGAACTCCCAAAGTGCGACATGGCTAAGGATTCTACCACCCACAGAATGGGGATAGATGAAAAGCCTGATGGTGTTCGCGCAGTTGATCCTCCTAGACTTGGAGGATCGATGCGGTGTTAGTACCATCCACGACCGAAAAACGGTTGTGGATCGTTTCAAACATGAAGGACATTCGTTTCTGACGATTGTCCTACCTTCCTTTTGCTCAGATCTCCAAAAAGCTCTGGCGATTGGTAAGGTAACCGACGACCTCTTTTCCGGTTTCCGGAAAAGGGCAGGGCTCCCCCTATTTTTAGGAGGTTTCCTTCGGCTTGTGTTTGAAACCGGTACTGGTAATCTGCTTCCAGAACCGAATATCCAAGCAATCTATTCTTTAAGGCAATTTACATTGCTTTTTGGAAAGATTGCAATCGACTGTACTCCCGCAAGGAAGTACAAGGCGATCCAAGGATATCTGGAAACAGAGCAGGATGTACGTGAGGCACATCTACGATTGTCTGAATCTGATCGATTCGAACAGTTCGCTAGAGTTGGTCGGCTTTTGTTTGCCGACTTCTTCAGCGAAGTAGATTCTGCTATCTACAACGATGGCGTAGTGCCTAAACACGGACCAGGGGCCACAGCTGATCAACTTCGCGGCAACGCGAAGTATAATCTTGCTACGTGGACCTCTCGGTTGGAGACTATTTTCCCGCATTGGGAGAATATCCTTCCAAGTGAGTCCTTCCTTCAAAGGTCGGACAGCCTGGACATCCTGGAACCTGGGAATGAGATACCTGTTAAGGTAATCTTCGTCCCTAAAACGCCCAAAACCCCGCGCGTTATCGCCGTCGAGCCGACTTGTATGCAGTATATGCAGCAAGGCGTTCTCGCGGTGATGGTGCAGAAGATGCCTCGTTTCGACAACACGAGGAACTTCGTTGTGTTCGAATCTCAACAGCCAAACCAACGGCTCGCGAGAGAGGGCTCCATCACAGGCGCCCTCGCCACACTGGATCTCAGTGAGGCTTCGGATAGGGTTTCGGCTCAGCATGTACGTGTTCTCCTTGCGAATCATCGGTTCCTTCGGGAAGCGGTGGACGCAACTAGATCACGGAAGGCTGAGATACTTAGCGTAGACGGTAAGTCGAAAACGACAATCCGCCTTGCCAAGTTTGCGTCTATGGGTTCTGCCCTTTGTTTCCCCTTCGAGAGCTTGGTCTTCACGACCATTATTTTCGTAGGGATCGAGAACTTCTTGCGAAGGAAGTTCTCGAAGAAGGGCTACCAGTTAACCAAGTCTGACGTTCAACGTCAGTTTGGCCGGGTACGCGTCTACGGTGATGATTTAATCATCCCTGTAGACTTTGCACCCTCGGTGATGGAGGAACTTGAAGCTTTTGGGCTAAAAGTTAACCGTGACAAGTCTTTCTGGACAGGAAAGTTCAGAGAAAGTTGCGGTAAAGACTACTTTGACGGAATCGACGTTTCGGTCGTCCGCGTCAGGAGTCTCTTCCCCTGTCACCGACAGGACGTTGCAGAGATCCAATCCACAGTATCCCTTCGCAACCAACTCTTTCACAAGGGTGGTTTCGAACGATCTGTGTCCTATCTTGACGACATGATTAGGAAGTTTATTCCTTTTCCTGCTGTCAGGTGGGATCGGGATGATGAAGGTACAATCATCCAGAGATCTTCTCTGCTAGGCCGTCATGACTACTGGTGCCAACCAGAAGCCCATGACTTCAATCTTAGCTTACCTCTTGTCAAGGGTGCTAAGGTTGTTTCCAAATCTCCAGCTTCAACACTGGATGATTATGGGGCCTTGATGAAATGGTGCTTGCATAAGGAAAGCTCTGTTGAGCCTATCTTTAACAAGGACCATCTTCAACGTGC